AGCCCATGATCGTCCCGCGCACCGGGCAGATTTTTTACCGCTGCGGGCATGACCCGCTGTCCCCCGTCACCGAGGACGATACATACATCCCGGCGGAGGACATCATCCACCACCGTTACATGGCGTTTGGCCATCCGCTGATCGGGACCAGCATCCTGGTGCGCGCCCAGCAGGCCGCGCGTTTGCGCAACGGCACCATGGAGTCCGGCGCCGAGCTGGCTAACAACAATGCGGTGCCGCCTGGAATCCTGATTGCGCCGGAAGGCATGTCCGATGAAGACCTGGCCAGCATCCGCGCGAAGTGGGAAGCGCAGGGCAAGGGCCGCATAGCGGTGGTGGACGCCGCGTTCAAATTCGAGTCCCTGCAGTCCAAGTTCATTGACAGCCAGTCCAAGGAATTCGCCGACGTCGCCGCGGTGGACATTTGCGTGGCGTGCGGCGTGCCGCCCTGGAAAGTTGGCGCTGGTGCCCGGCCGGTTGGCGTCGACATCGAAGCGCTGCAAATCGTGTACTACCAGGACAGCCTCCAGCTGCCTATCGAGCACATCGAGCAGCTGCTGGACACGGGCCTGGACGTGGAAAAGGACGTGTACATCTGCCTGGACCGCCAGGAGCTGTTCCTGTTGGATTCCAAGACGCGCGCGGAAGTCGACTCCATCCTCATCAAGGGCATCAAGGCGCCCAATGAGGCGCGCAAGGGCTGGAACCTGCCCCCGGTCAAGGGCGGCGAGTCGCCCTATCTACAACAACAGAATTTCTCCCTGGCCGCGCTCGCCGCACGCGACGCCGCCGCGCCTGCCCCAAGCACTACCGCCCCGACCCCCGGCGGCGGTGACGGTGGCCAGGACCCGGAGTCCGACGCAACGCAGACGGAGGCGCGTCCCCCTGCGCGCCAAGCCCCTGCATCGTCGCCCGGCACATCGCGCGGAGGCGCGGTCAGGGAGAACCCGGACGGGGTGATGCCATGGGCCGGCGTGTGGCGCTCCACCCGTGAGTACGGCCTGGGACTGTTCGTGACGCACAAGGGCGCGCTGTGGGCTCGCGTGGAGCGTGAGCAGGCGCCCGAGGCGGCGGCATGCATGTACGACCAGGGCGCCGAAATGGGCGCGGAGCCTGGCACCGAGGCCGGGCACCCCTACTGGGCACTGGCCGTGAAGCGCGGCGAAGCCCCGACGGAGAACGTCTAACTATGGACATCGTGACCCTGCAACAGGTCAAGGACCAGTGTGGCGAGACCACGGCAGCGCGTGACGCGTACCTGACGCAGGTGGCCGAGGGCATCGAAACGGAAATTTTCGCCTATCTACGCGCCTCCACCAAGGAAGCCATCACCGCCACGTGTCCGCCCGAGCTGGCGGCCCAGGCCGACGCGATCCTGGAGCATGCCGTGCTGCGCTGGATAAATCCGCGCATCAAGGACAGCTCCTGCGACATTTTCAAGGACGGCAAGCTGCGCAACGCCTTGCTGCCGTACCGCCTGCCGGCCGTGGCTGCCTCGGATGAGGACGCCTAATGCGCGGTGACGAACACTACAGCCCCGAGGAGCTAGACGAGCCCATCACGCTGCTGCGCAAGTCGCGCGTGGCGGATGGTGCCGGCGGATTCACCGAGACCGAGGCCCAGGTGGGCGGCACGCACTTTGCCAAGGTGCGCCCGCTCCGCGGCGCCGAGCGCCTGGTGGGTGATGGCACGGTGATGGCCACCCAGCTGCTGTTTGTCGTGCACTCCTCCCTGGGTGTGCGCGCCACGGACGTCATCGTCTACCAGGCCGTGCGGTACGACTGCAGCCCGCAGCCAGTCCTTGGCCGCAGCTTTTTCCAGGAAGTGGAAGCCACCGCTGGCGGGCCAGTCTGATGGCCAAGGAAGCCCACATTGACATGCGCGTGGCCGAAGGGCTCACCAAACTACTGGCGGGCGGTCACACGCCGACGGCCAAGAAAATCATGAAGCGCCTGGCGTACCGCTTCGCGAGTCAGGAGCGCGACAAGCTGCGATCGGCTGCCCCCAAGGACCAGGGCAAGGTACGCAAGGCCGTGAAGGCCCGCACGACCCGGGCCGGCGGTGCTGCCGTGTTCGTGGATAAGAAACGCGCGCCGCATTTCTATTTCGTGGAAGCCGGCACCAAGGTGCGCAAGAACAAGAAAGGCGCGAACCGCGGCAAGGTCAATGCCCGTCCGTGGATCAAGCCCTGGCGCGAGCAGGCCAAAGCCCGTGTGGTCGAGGAAGTCACCCAGCCGCTGGTGCGCGAGCTGGCCGCCGAAGTTCGTAAGGGGATGCGCGCATGAATGAGGAGCTGCAGGCGGAAATCATTGCCCTGCTGGCCGCGGGCCTGGCGTTTGAGGTGTTCGGCGCTGTGCCGCAAGACCAGGACTGGCCGTACGTCGTGTGCGGGACGCCGTCCTCCGAGCCTCGCGACACCGACGACAGCAACGGCGCCCTGGTGCGCGTGCCTGTGCGTCTGTTCAACCAGTCCGGCGCTGTCGCCGAGGCCACCAGTTTTGTGGACCAGGTGCGTGCGGTGCTTCATCACACCGACGACCTGGACCTAACCACCGCAACGGTGGTCACCGTGTACGTGGAGGGCACTTCAGTGGAAGAACCCTCCGAGGATGGAAAGGCCAGGGAAACGGTGGTGACCGTGGCCGTTCTCGTTGACGACATCATCACCGGCACATTCTAGTTAGGAGCTGATTACCTCATGACCGCAAAAGCTGGCCGCAAGGCCGTCATTTACTACAAGGAGACCGGGGACACGGAGTGGACGCTGCCCGCCGGTGCCAGGGAGAAGTCGTTCTCCTTCAACAACGCCGCCGTGGACATCACGTCCGACGATGACAACGGCTGGAAAACGTCGCTGGACGACACGAGCGCCACGCGTGACTGGTCGCTCAAGCTGACGGGCGTCAGCAAGGACTCCACGTTGGTGAATCGCGCCCTGCAGGAGACCAGCCTGGAGGTGGCGTTCGCGTTCAATGACGCGTTCTACTACACGGGCAAGGCGCGCATCACGTCGGCGGAACAGACCGCGGGCCAGGAAGACCCGGTCACGTATGACGTGGCCTTCGAGGGCAGCGGCGCGCTGACGCAGCATTCCGGCCTGTTCGATCCCACGCCCTGATGCGCTCTGACACTCATGAGGTGACGTTGGCGGGGGGCAGGCTTGTCCTGCCCCTCACCATGAACGCCCTGCGCGTGCTCGGCCGCATCCCCGCGAATCCGCTGCAGCCCACGGACGGGCCGGTGTGTCCGCGCAAGATCGTGGCGGGGCAGCAGGACCTGTCCGTGGAAACGCTGGTGGACTGCTTCGCGAGCCTCGCGCAGGTCAAGCCGGAGGTGGTGTTCGCGATGGACACCACCAAGGGCCTGGTCCCGGCTTTCTGGAAGTTTTGCGTGGCGCTGCTGTACGCCATGGGCCCGGAGCGCCAGGAGGACACGCCCCCAAAACAGTAGCGGACGGAAAGCCCGCGAGCTGTGCGGAAGTCCTGCGGGGTTTCTACAAGTGCGCGGTGGGAGTCTGGGGCATCCAGCCGTCCGAATTTTGGGAAATGGCCCTGCGGGAATTCTGGTGGCTGTACGACGCGAAGCGCGAGGCTGCCGGAGCATCTGCACCACTAACTACTGACGACCTGGCGGAGCTTAAAGACTTCGCCGCCGAGTACGACGCAAAGGCAAGGAAACGGAACCGCGATGGCTGACAACGTAGAAGCGATACTCCTCCGCCTGGGCCTGGATGCCTCCGGGTTCACCCAGGGCGCGCGCAACGCCCGCAAGGAAATGGGCCTGATGGAAAAGGGCGTTGGCTCCCTCAAGGGGGAGCTGGCTGGCCTTGCCGCGGGACTCGCCGCGGGCATCGGCATTGCCGCCCTGGCGCGCGAAGCGCTGCAGTTCGCCGAGGCCGTCACCAAGGTGCACGACCAGACGGGCCTGGCCGTTGACTCCATCCAGTACCTGCGCCTGGCCGCGGACCTGACGGGCGTCTCCATCGATAGCTTGGCCGGGCTGGTCAACAAGATGCAGCGCCAGCTGGTGGAGGCCAGCGGCAACAAAAAGGTGGCGCAGCAGTTCAAGGACATCGGCCTTGAAATCGAGGACCTGCGCAAGATGCGGCCGGAGGACCAGCTGCAGGCCATCGCCAAGGCCATCGCAGAAATCCAGGACCCCGCCGAACAGTCGGCCGCTGCGGTCCTCGCGTTTGGCAAGTCTGGCGCCGAGGCACTGCCCGAGCTGAAAGCCCTGGCCAGTCAGCAGACCGAACTGCAGGACGCGTTCAC